GGAAAAGCTCCCGCAGTAAATGCTTGGTCCCTAATATTTTGTCTACCTAACGCTGCTTGTCTATCAAAATCTGCTAGTGTTGTATCTATAACATCTTGTTGAAAAGGTGACATAAACTGTCTGAACGCAGTTGGTCCAGTCAGTCCTGCTTGTTGTCCTACAGCAGTTTGTGCTGCTTGTAAAAATGGTCTAAAAGAATCAACACCTGATCTTGCTAAATTAATAGCTTGTGTTTGTAATGGATCTTCACCAGCAACAAATTGTCTACCGGTAAATTTACTTGTATCTATAGGTACCGATGTAGTTGCCGTTAATTGTTTGGCAAAATCTTTAGCGGTATCTTGTAAATAATCTGGTAATGCCATTATACTATTCTACTCTCCAACATTTGTGATTGATCAAACATCTCTTGTGCAGGATTCATACCCTGAGATTCTTCAGATATCATACCACCTGCTTCTAGATTGTCCATCATATTTTGCATAACTTCAGCGCCTTTATCTATGTCACCTCCGCCTGCATTTCTTACAGCGTCAGCTGTAAATACAAATTCGTTTTTACTTAATCTTGCAGGTACATCGTCAGCTCGTTCTTCTGCTCCAAGATCTACAAAGCCACCAGTTCTATAATCTTTTTCCATACCACCCAAGTCCATGATCCCGCCTTCTTGCATAGGCATTCTCGGTACATCAGCTAATCCACCATCAGCAGCATAGAAGTTTCTTACAAATCTTGGCTCTGGTAAAAATCTTAAACTTGGATCTCTATTCCTAGCTTGCTCTACTATGTTAGCAATACTAGAGGGTGTTTCTGAGAATGGAGTTTCTTCCACAACTTCTTCTTCGTCTCCACCCATTAAAAATGGTGCAGCAATACCTGCAGCACCTAGACCTAGTAATGCAGCTTTACCTGGACTAAATACACCATCTGTTCTTACTAAATCTCCTAAAAATCTACCTTGATCAAACAATCCTCTAGCAGCACTAAAAATACCACCTGGTCCTGTAAATTGACCACTTAAAAAACCTGTTGCAGGTCTACCTAATAATTTTGCAATACCTGGACCACCAAATTTAAGGGCAGCTGCTCCTAGAGCAAGCTTACCTAACGGTGATTTAACCACTTTTTTAACAGCACGTTTAGCTTTTCTTACAATCTTACCTAGAAAAAACCCCTGTCTAGGTTCTTCTAATGTCATGAGTCCGCCACCTGCTCGTAGTTGTCTTTCCATCTGCATTCTAGATATTGTCATATTTTAGCCTAAATCCTTTTTGTATCGTGTTTTATTGTTATAATCAATCATATATATCGACTAAGTTTGCTAGTCCTCCCATCATAAAATCCATTCTTCTGTTTGTACCATCAATAAAACCACCGTCTTTTTCTCCACCACCTGGATCAAACGGGTCGTTGTAAGAACCATCTGCTTGCACACCAGACTCACCAGTGGCATAAGAACCACCTTGGCCCCCAGTTTCTTCTCTGTATGCTCTATCTATTCTGCTTAAATCAGCTTGTCTTCGTTCTCTTTGTTGTTGATTTAACTGAGCTTGAAATGCTTCTTCTTGTCTTTTCTTTTCTTGTTCCCTAAGTTCATTTCTTTCTTTTGTTTTTTGTAAATAAAACTGTTGTTTAGTTCTCATAAGCTTAGTCATTTGATTTGCTTTTGCTACAGCTGCTGCATTTGATCCAACATATTGACCTGTAACTGGGTCGTAACTAAGTTCTTCGTCTGTTGTTAATCCAAACTGGTCTCTATATTTATCTGTTAATCTTCCTGATAAAGACTCACCAAGTTTTGTTGCTTCTACACCAACTCTTTCTGCATAGTTACCAAAACCAGATCTAACATTTAATCCAAACGGATCTTTATCTGAACCTGTTGTATTTTCACCAAACACTGTTGGACCAGTATAACCCATATTTTGTGCAATAAATGCTTGATCAGGTCTAGATAAAGACCCAAATTTATCCACCGAACCTAATATCATTCCTAATATACCGGGTCCACCAGCTTTACCTGTATAACCCTCTTCCATTATTTGTTCTGCTGATTGTGGTTTGCTTAAACCAGGAATACTATAAAAAGCATCTGATATTCTTCTATTAATTGTAGGTTTCTCTTGAAAAGTTCCTGGAAAAGATTGATTAGGAAACATTTCTGGAAATGCTTGCATGTACTCTTTATCAGTATATTTACTTAATGCTCCTCTATCTCCATATAAATTATCAGATCTTATTTTATCCATAACTTTTTGATTTAATGAATCCATTCCCAACATGCTAGAGGTTGTTAATGGCCTATTTAGTTCTGTTAATCTATCCTGTCTGTCATCTACTGCTTTTTGAAAAGCTGTTGTTAGATCACCTGCACCACCAGTGAATGCAGTTCCACCACCTCCACCACCACTACGAGTAAAATTATTTACAGGTAATGTTGTTACGCCACCTGTATTATTATCATCAACTGTAGGTATATTAAAAGCACCTCCTCTAAACTGTTCTTGTGGTATAAAACTAAAACCTCGATTGTATATATCTTGGTCTGCTTGACTGTAAAAACTTGGTGCTGCAAATATCGACATTATTTATTTTCCTCGGACCCTGCTCCCAGTGGAGGCATGTGGGCTACTTTAATTTTAACAGATCTTGTAACATCTTCTTTCACAGTATCTGTATCTGGGTTTGCAATATCATCTTCTGCTTCTTTATCAGAATTATATTCATAGTTTGTTTTTTTATTTCTTAATACTATTTCAGTTTCACACTCTACAACTGGTACTTTTTTACCGTCTATTGTTACGTATCTAACTGATGGTGGTTCTGTAAATGCCATATTACTCCCTTGTTATTTCCAGTATTGATGCAATTACATGTAATTCATTTGCATCAGCTGCTTGTGCCTTTAATACCTCATTTTCTTCCAAAATTAAAGGGTGAGTTAGCAGTTCTGTTGTTGCTTTTGAGGCTATTGCTTTGTCTTTAAATAAATTAAATATCGCAGAAGCAGCATCTGTTATAGTCAGAGTTACCGTGGTTCCTGATCCAGCGTCCTCGGATACTATAATACTTTTAATTATAGCTCTAGAATCAGATGGTGCTGTGTATATTGTAGTATTATCTGTGGTGGATAAATCTACCTTTGCATTTTTATATATATTAGCCACTTAAAAACCAAGAAAATCTTTCTTGCTCCTCTTTTATATTATTTAAATAGGTTGAGTTTAATTGTTCTATAACACCAGACAAAGATCTATTTATTTGTTTCTGTGTAGAAACATCGTACTCTTCTTTTGGTTCTGGTATTCTTACTACTATCTTAGTCATTATCTTCTACCATCTTGTTGTAAGTCTAATTTTAATGTGCCAAATCTCCATGACTCACTAGCTGCATCATTTTCTATTTTTATATTTAAAAATCTACCTCTTGCTCTGGTATCTTTTTTAAGAGTGCTTGATGTAACTGTAAACGGACTTAAAGCAGTTGTGGTCTGTGAGTCTTGAGGATATCTTTTGACTCCAAGGCTTACCTTACAATTACCTGCTAGTGTTTTAAAATCAGGCACAAATCTACGTAGTGCTAAGAAAAACTCACCAGCTACAGCTCCAGAAGCTACACCACCTTGTGCTGTTCTTCTCATTCTAGACTCAAGATCTATATCATATGATTGTATAAAAGATGTAACAGTTGTTGTAGTTCCATTTGGATTAACCTGATCAGTTCCTACTTCATGTTCAAATAGTGTTGTTTGTCCTAAACCATCTTGACCTACAATCACAGGAAATGTGCCGTCAGAAGTAGAATCATATTTAGTAGCAAAAGGTTTTGGATATATAGTTGCATCAACCCAACTTGTTCTAGCTTCTGTGCCTGTGTACCAAACACCACCAGGAACTTTTGTTAAAGTAGATTCACCATAATTATATATTACATATTTATCATTATACTCAGAACCTGAAGATGGGTAATACCAAACAACTTCTGTAAATAAATTATTTAATCCTGCGCTTATCTGTTGTCCTTTTGTAGTGTCAATATTTTCAAACACATGATCTTCTACACTACATGGCAATGATTTAACTGTACCATCAAATGCAAAGAAACCTTTTGGTGACATCCAAAAAGCAACACCATCAATTTCAATAGCTGCATTCTTACCGATCAATCCACAGTTTGTACCTACCTGTTCAAAACCAAATGTAAAAGGTGCACCAATAAATTTCATGGTGTACAATGCATTATCTGTCCATATCAAAATACTTTCTTTTGCTTTTAGAGCACCAATAATTTTAGTGCCATCTTGTAGTCTTTGTGTACCTGCAGTGTTTATTGCTGATGGCGCATAAGTGTTTATCCCTTCTTGATCTGAAAATCTTATAAACATATCATCTTGTGTAGTAGTTGTTCCGATAGTTGTTTCAGTAGCTAAATGAATTAAGTGTCGTGTTGTAGGAGATATTAAAGTTAATCTAGTGGCTGTTGGATTATTATTTGTTTCAAACCCACTTGTAGTTGTTGAAGCTCTATTATCTAAAGCCGATGCAGCTCCACCATTCCATGTAAATGTTTTACCATTTGCAATTGTTGCAATTAAAACTTGTCCAAAATTATCTAACGACCACAAACCTGGTTCAAGTGAAACTTCAGATGCAGTTGCTGCTTCTCCCCAGTTACCATCACCCCATGATCCTATACCCCAACCATAACCATACGATTGAGCTCTTGGTCCTACAGGTTCGTAAGGTTTAATACTTAAACTACCACCTGTTGATACTGTGCCGCTAGCATTAGATGATTGTGTAATTGTGAATGTACTTGATGTAGGAACAGTAATTACTTGAAAGTTTTTGTCTTCAAAATCAGATGCACTAAATCCTGTACCTCCAGGAAGTGTTACACTATCCAACTGAATTATATCTCCTACTGCTAAACCATGAGTTGATTTAGTAATTGTGCAGGTAGGTGATCCACTAGTTGTTGCAATAGTTGCAGATGTTAAAGTAGTTTTCAAAGGTGTGATGTCATATAGTTGACCTTCAAAATATAATAATAAAAATTTATCTGTACCAATTGCTACATATCTATTACCTGCTAGATCTGTAAAAGCGTGCATAGCTCTTGCAACACCAACTATTGTGTCAGTTACAAGAGAAGACCAACCACCAACTTTTTCTGGTTGACCATATCTAAATCTTACATTGTCAGAATCTACCCAACGATTTTCTGCACCGGAGTCTGATGATTGTTTGTCGATTCCGGGAGCGAATCTATATTCTATTAGAGCCATGATCCCCGGTCCTATATTTTATCTTTATATGCCCAGCCTCTCGTTGCATTTACAAATACTAAAGTAAAAGCCGATGCATTTACTGATACTACTAAATTAGATGCTGCACCTAAAATATTAGAACCGTTTCTGGCTATTGTTAAATTGTTTGATGCAAAGTTGTTTCCACTATCTATGAAAGTTACTTCTGATCCAACACTAGGAGATGCTGGTAGCGTTATTGTTATAGCTGATCCGATACCAGATCCGGACGTATCAATTAATAATTGATCTCCCTCCACAGCGGTATATGCAGTTGTGGGTGTATAATATCCTTTTTGTCTAATACCTAAATTAACGTTTGTACCATCTGAATAAACTAAACATTTAGATCCAACCGGTAATGCGATACCAGTTCCAGATGCTGTTTTAATTGTTAGTGTATAATTACTTGTAGATCTAGTTGTAGCATCTTCTACAATAAAAACTCTTTCAGCACCGTCAGGCATAGTAACTGTTCTGTTTGCAGCTAAAGTTCCTGTAAATTTAAAATATAAATTTTTACCATTTGATACAGCATGGTTAGATAAAGCTAACGCTACATCGCTAGATGCAACATCAACAGATATATAACCACTAGCCGCTTGTTCTAATATTTGTAAATTTGTGTTTGTAATAGTACCCCAGGTACCTGATTTTTCACCTGTTGTTATTAGTTCTAGTTTTAAATCACTCGACGTACTTGATGCCATATTACTCCTATGGGTTTAATGGGTCAATCTCAACCCATGTTTGTGAAACCCCTGGGGGAATCGGGTTCCATGATATCACATCTACCGTGCTTGTTGCAAGGTTTATTCTGTTGCCTGTCACGGCCACTTGTTGGTCTACTCTAGTTGTAACATTACCAATTGTTGCGTTTATTCTGCTGCCTGAAACAACAACAAGAGCTTTACCAATTATAACTGGAGAACCTGAACTTAAATTTACTCTGCTACCAGTAACAGCAGCTCTAATACTAATACCTCCTGAACTTCCAAAAGGTGCTGCTGCAAATGACGATCCTCCAAAATACATTTATTCTCCTATGCTCTCTTTTCTGGAAAAGTTGCGCTATCCCAAGTCATTGAAACTCCTGGAACTATACCATCCCATTTTCTAATTAAAACATCTGAAGTAGATAAATTTGTTCTACTTCCTGTAGGTAACACAGTTGCATCTGCAGTTATCGTTACTGTTCCAGAAGATAAATTTGTTCTATTTCCTGTTACAGATACAGTTGCATTTGCAGCTACATCAGCATTACCGATTGTTAAATTTACTCTACTACCAGTTACAGAGAAATTTGCATCTGCTGATATTGTTACAGTTCCAGTATTTATGTTGGCTTGAGAACCAGTAGGTTCAATAGTTGCTTTTCCAACTATTGTTGGGCTGCCACTGTTTGCATTTATTCTACTTCCAGATACTGGATATTTAAAAGCAAAAGTTGGGGTCCCTGTATTTAAATTTACTCTGCTTCCTGTAAGTGCAAATACAGCTTCACCTACTACTGTTGGATCTCCAGTAGTAATATTTACTCTAGATCCATCAGGTGTAACTATAACACCCACACCCTCTATTACAGATGTATTACCTATAGAAAAGTTTAGTTGACTACCGGTTACTGTAAAATTAGCTTTACCTACTAATGATACTGTTCCAGTAGATTCGTTTATTCTAGAACCAGTAACATTAACAAAAGCGTTAGGGTTAAAACCGGGATCTCCAAAAGGAGACGCTGCAAAGGGTGTTCCTCCAAAATACATATAATATATCCTTAAAAGGAGACAGGGGGTATGTGGTGGTGCCCTGCCTCCATCTAAGAATTATATCATCGTTTAAACCAGGAAGGAACCCTCTTTCT